TCTCTGCGGCTGTTAAGTCTACTGACTGACGAGCTGCATTCTCGATTTCCTGAACTAAATCAGGATACTCACGTCTAAGTTCATCGACTGTCATGAGTTTTTCCTCCTTTGGTGAAATATTTTTATTTGCATCAGCCTCAATGGCTTTTTGCTCATTCTTTACAGGAACAATTCTCACGTTCTGTGGCATTGCCCCAAGCTTCTTAGGATTCATAGGAATTCCATTACAGATAAACCTCTTCTTATCTGCCGTCATTGTCATCTGAACATTTCCAGAAATGACTTCATCCGCAAATCCTTTATCAACTGCATCATGTCCGGTCATCCATGTGGTATCCTGTACCATATGCTTGAGCTTTGTTACGCTTTCACCGGTTCTCTCTGCGTACACATTCACAACCTGCTCGTCTGCCGCATTTACCATGTCGAGCATTCCTGAGAGCTGCTGTGCATTGTAATAGTCGTAGAGAAGAATTGATGCACCATGAATCATAACCTGTGATGATGAATAAACCTGTCTTTTGCTTCCTGCTTGCAAGATGATTGAAGCAGCTGAAGCAGCAAGTCCATCAACAATAGTTGTGACATTGTTCATCTCTTTGAGTCTGTTGTAAATAGCAACTCCTGCGTCAAGGTCGCCACCTACAGAGTTGATTCGAACAGTAACGCTGTTCTTCGCCTTAAGAGCCTCGATATCCTTAAGGAAATCAGATAAGACGATGTAAAGACCGTCTATCGGTTCTCCTGTCCACCAATCGACAGGGACGCTCTCTACAACCTCCCCATACATGGTAATCTCAACATCTTCTCCATCAGATACGATGTTGTAAGGCTTAATCCGAGGTTCGCCTACTGGCTGAGGCAAAGCGTTAATTATTCTGTTGTGCTTTGACATTCTGTACCTCCTCTTTTATTGCCTGTTTGATCATATTTTGTATAACAGCCTGTGTGCCTTCCGACATTTCAGCTGGAAATACCTGTTTTTTCCTCTCGTTTTCGCGTTCCAACTGGTTCATATTTGCGTTCCAGTCTCCGCCATTGAGTCTGATTGTTGAATCCTCGTTCGTGCTGAATCCCTGCTCAACTGCCATGATTTCAGCTGTAATCTCCTTTACTGGATCAAGCTGTCCCTGTGAAGGTCCAACCCATTCACTGCCGAGCCATGCATTCTTGACTTTAGGATCCGAAAAGAATCCAGGAGCCTGTATTCTTCCTCTTGCAACTGCTTCCGATAACCAGAGCTTGTAAATAGGTCTGCAAAAATCAGATGTGAACCATTCTCTGTACATCTTGAAAGCCTTCCAAGCTTCAAGAAGTGCTGCTCTTGATGCTGAATAGCTTGAATTGAACTGCTTAAGAAGTAAGTCCTTTGGTATTTCAAGTGCAGCTCCTATCTGTGTGCATATAGCCTCAACAAAGTTTCCGAAGCCTCCTGCCGGTCTTGTAGGATTTGCAAATACAACATCTTCATTTGGATTCATAACATTTATCTGTCCTGGTCCGAGTTCATACTCGTTAGGATCGTAAGAGACTTGCTCTTCTCCAGCTTCTCCAACTTCATTGAACGGCATTTCTGTCGTATCTGATTCCGTCTTGATAAATGCAGTGAAGAACGACTCAACGACTGCTGCCGTAAGCTCTGACTCTGTGTATCTTCTCATCTGGAGCAATGGCTCAATCACTTGAGCTAAATATGATACTCCTCGATACTGATCTGGTCTCTCAGATGCCATGACATGCATCACGTTTGGAAGTCCAGTCTTTTCTCCAACAGCTTCAACTCTGACATATTCTGTCTGTTCGGCTGTTGCCTCAAATGGATGAGTGTTTCTGATGTGATATGCAACGATTCTTCCGTTGTCATCAACCTCGACTCCATCATGAATCTTGTTCTTGTTCTCGGAATTTCTTCCCTCCGTGGTCATGAGTGAGTCTCCGAAATACTTTCCAGGCGTTCCCACTCTATCAGCCTCAATTACATGAAGTCTGAGTGCGTAAGGCTGTTCCTGTGATACTCCGTAATCTTTTCGCAGTACGAACACATCTCCGGACACTAACCAGGAAGCAAACGCAAGCTGTTGTATGCCGTAGAAATCATTTACTCCTGTTGCGTCACAAGCAAATTTATCATTCGCCCAGATAGCAAATTCAGCTTTCACATTCTTTTCCCATTTCTGAGCCGCGTCAGCTGATATGCCAAGGATATCAATATCAATCTTCGGATTGAGTTTAAGTCCAAGGCCTATAGTGTTTGTTCTATTGGTCTTGATTGCGCTCGTAGCCACAGGTGATGCCATGTAAAGCATTCGTGCTCTCTGCCTTAGAGTGTGGTTATTTGCGTCAATATCTTCTCTTGCGCTTCCTGAATGAGCCGTGAACCCCTTAAGTGACCTTTTTGTGTGTGATGCTCCAGCATCTCCATAGCCTTTATTCTGTTTCTTTGTGACATTAGCTGTCTTCTTTTGACCGCTCACTCTTACCGCCTCCTTTCTCTAAATTCTCAAAACGCTAAAAGTCTCTCGGAACTGCCGCGATTGCTCTTCTTGCCGATGGGGCTTCAAGCGAAGCGACTTCCTGCTCTAATTGCCTTATAGCTGATCTGATTTCTGATAAGTTGGCTCTTGTAAGAGTTCTGGTGCCGAGGGAATAGCTCTGCGCTCCTGAAAGAATAGATTCCTCAGCATCGTAATACATTTCCAATCTCTTTTTTGCTCTTTCGAGCTTAACTGATTTAACTGACATCGTTTCTCCTACCAATCCCCGGAGTCAAAACTGCTCTTTTTCTGCTTTTTGTACTTCGGTTTTGCCTTAACTGTTATTGTTTTTTGTGGATTTTTCAGCATTTCTGCAATATGGTCAAAGTTTGGATTGATGATTCTCAGGCCTGCATTTGCATAATTTCGGCAGTCAAGAGCCTCATTTCTTTGGTGTCCAGGAAGCTTCTCCCATCTCCACTTACCATTTTTGAATGTCATTGTTTCTGACATTAAGCCATTGAAGAAATTGAGGTCATAACCTCTGGATTCATCCTTTGGAAAATGGCAAAATCTCGCGCCCTTCTCTTGAACTTTTAGCGCCGACATAATCTTCTCTTTGCCGGCATCTACTCCGAGAGTATATAGCCACGATTTACCTACAACTCTTGCAATTCCTTTGTTGTCTTCCCTTGTGATGTTTACCTTTGTTGGCGGTCCGGCAAATGGAATTCCTTCTCCACCTTTACCTTTTATGGCAAAAACTCTTTTATTGAGTCGCCGTGAGCATTGTTCGTAAACATCTTGAGTGTAGTGTCCTCCAGAATCGACAAGTGTGATTGATATTTTCAGCTTTTGGCCAGAAGCAAACGACCATTGCTTATCAATTACTCTGTCGAGTCTTGTCCATACGCTTTCCTGTTCCGGAGTGTCTTTTGCATCCGGCTTTCCGTTGATGATTCCTTTTTCAATTCCCCATGTTTCATCAAAATATCCGTGAGCAACAACTTCGTACTCAAGTCGGTTGTCCTGTGTATCGACTCCACATGTGAGAACCAAGGCTCCCTCTGGAAGCTCTGCTCCGTAGTCTTCTCTCCTTGCAAGCATTTCATCATCCGTAAGAAGGTCTCCTCTATCTTCCCAGAGTTGGCCAAACTTTGTATTGAATACTGTTTTTAACTTCTTAGGATCGCCGTCAGCTTCGAGAAATTCTCTGATGATGCTCTCCCAAGAAGTCCAAGGAGAAGAAAAAGCGTTTATCCAAAAAGACCGGATGCCGTTCTTGTAGGCTTCCGGTGCTTTTGCTACCCATTTATGCTCTGCTTTCTTGATGTCTTTTTCAGACGAAATGCATCCGCATTCTGGACAACAATATGTAATTTTCTTTACTGCAAACTGCTTCTTTCCTCCGACTATTGTCTTGTCGTACTCAAAGCGTATATTGTCAAACTCTGTGAACACATACTCCCCACAGTGAGGGCATTTTGCACTCCAGTACTCTTGTGTTCCGAGTTTAAACGCATTATCAATTCTTGAATGACCTTTTACTGTAGGAGTTGATACCTGTACCATCTTCCTGTTGTAAAAGGTTGTTGTTCTGGCTTCAAGCAGCCCCCAAGGATCACCCTCGTTTCCTGCTTCTTCCGCCCATCTGTCCATCTCATCACCGAATACATATCTTGCAGGTACTGACGCAAGGTTTGCAGGAGAATTCGAACCGGTAAGAGTAAGCATTCCTCCTGGATATTTCTTTTTCAGAACTGTATTCGTGCTTGAGCGGCTCTTGACATTTATCTTCTGTCGCAATGGCTTTGTGTCGCGAATCATTGAATCAACTCGACGCTTTGAGAAGTCCTCTGCATTGTCTTGTGTAGGTGTTACCCACATGATAGGACCAGGATCAACATCAATCGCGTATCCGAGCATATTCATTTCCATCTCAGTTTTTCCTACCTGAGATGATGCTACGACAACAATTCGCTCAACCTTTGGATCTGTAAATGCCGCCATTGGCTCAATCAGATAAGGTGTTCTATCTGTTCTCCATCGACCAGGCTCTGCCGAGTTCTCAGGAGATAGCCTTCTGTACTTTTCAGCCCACTGTTGAACTGTCAATTGTTCTGGCGGTTTGAAATTCGCAGTTGCTCTCTTAACCGTTTCGTTAATATCAGCAAGCTGCTTCGCTCTTTTTTGCTCCGCTGTCAGAACTTTAGTCGTCTGACTCATCGTCTATCTTTTCCCTCCAGCCCATGCGCTCTCTTGACCTGCGCTGGTATTCTGCCGGATCGTATTGATAGTTGCTCAACTCATCTAATATCTCGCATACAGCCGCCTTTACTTTAGCGGAGCACTCTGCGGCTGAATCAATCTCTGCAAGGTCAACTCCGAGTCTTCCCGGAAGGCTTAACAGTGATGAACGGATAACCAGACACAAATCAGTCATTACTTCCTCAACATCATCTGCTCTGTGCATCTGCCCTTCAACCTCAAGTCTTTCAAGGTCTGCTATTGTTGCTTTAGCTCCCTTCAACTTGATTTCTTCAATGAGCTTTGCTTCTTCAAGGTCGCTGCTCTTTGGTGCAGCTTGTTCTTTTACCCACTCGACGTAGGACTGAACTGATTCAGGCGGTTTGAACTTCAAGGATCTTCCGCCTTCTTTTGGGTTGCTATTTTCAAAAACTCCATCCTGAGTAAGCTGTTGAATTCTTCTGTCTGACAGTCCTAGCAGTTTGCCAAGGTCGCCAGAAGAAATAAGTGAATCC